GGGCTGAAGCGGACTGGCACGCAACCCAACCGACCGATCCACCTCCTGTGATCGTTCACCACGAAATTGATGAACAGCTCCAAACCGGCGACAGCCGCCTACTGGGCGGCGCCATGAGCATCCACGCCCCTTGGTCCGATGGCAAGCAACAAAATCCGTCTTAGCGACCTGTTTCGCTTCTACAAGGGACTGCCCCATCAGATGGCGGCTGTCACCGAACTGGAGCAAGCAATCAATAAGGCCAATCCGCATATCTTGGGCCGCGACCAAGGCTGGTTCAAAACTTGGAGCGTTGCCGGCAAACAAAGCCAGTTTCCCAACAGCTGGGAAGGCATCCTTGAAGCTGCCAGAGTTGCTGGTGCAAAATTCCCCGAACTCGTAGCTGCCCAATGGGCACTCGAATCAAATTACGGCAAATTAGTATCTGGAAGAAACAATTTTTTCGGTCTTAAAGGTGAAGGCAGCGACAAGAAAACACAAGAGTTTATTAACGGTCAGTGGGTAACAATCACTGACAGTTTCATCGACTTTCCAGATTTGCTCTCATGCGTGATCTACCTCGTAGATCACTGGTACAAAGACTACAAAAACTACAAGGGCTGCAATAACGCTGCTACCCGTGAAGAGGCCGCTAGATGGCTTCACAAAGAGGGCTACGCAACAGACCCGAACTACCCAGGGAAGCTAATCCAACTGATGGAACAACATGCAGGCGCTAAACCTGTCGTTCCGCCAAACCAAAAGCTACTCAAAGTTCCCTACGAATACCAGCTTGGATCGGATGACGGTCCCAAGGGCTGGCGTCAGTGCTTTAGTTCCAGCTGCGCGATGGTGGCTCGCTACTACGGAAAAGTAAACGGCGATTATGAGTACAACGCCTTACGCGCTCGTTTCGGCGACACAACCGACCCCAAAGCACAGATTGCTGCCCTCAAAGCACTGGGGCTGACTGCCACCTTCGAGATGGATGGCACAGTCGAGGACTTAGAAACTGAAATCGCTAACGGTCATCCGGTTCCCGTCGGCTGGCTACATCGGGGGGCTATACCCAACCCGAGTGGAACAGGTCACTGGACCGTAGTGGTCGGATATACGCCTACACATTTCATCCACAACGATCCTTTCGGTGAAGCGGATTTGGTAAACGGCGGCTACGTCAGCAACAAAGGTGGAGCTGGCATCGCCTACTCCAGAAAGAACTGGCTGCCTCGCTGGCTCATTGAAGGCAACGACACAGGCTGGTTCATGCGAATCCGCAAAGGTTAATCATGCGCCCCATCGAACACAGCGCTGAGTCCAGCTTCCACAAGGCCGCCACTGACCAGTGGTTAGTCAACCTGTTCAACAAACAGGACTATCGCGGCCTACTTGAAGCCGCCCTTGTCCTCAATACGCTCCACCAGCTGGAACGCACAAAATCGGCCTGGGCTATCCGCGAAGCTGCAGATAACCTGGCCGATCAGTTTGGGATGGACCGCGACTCCGCCTAGTTGGCGGTGTATTTGCGATACAGCCCGGTATATGTGGCGTGGAGCGGGTGGTCTTTTTTGTCCCGCCCATCCCAGAAGTAGAGCTTGTCCAAAAGGTCAGCGCGATTCTGGTCGACGATGACCTCACCCCACGACTGGCGTGCCCAGTCAGCGATCTGCTGGCTCATTCCTTTTCTCCACGAGTTTGAGACGCCTACGGGCCGTTTCACGCGGCCCATTTTTGGCACGAGCCAGCTTAGGTTTTTTCGCCGCCGCCGTCGGCACCTCCACCTTGCAGTTCGGGTAGCGGTTTTGCGCAAACTGAATCGCCTGCTGGAGCGACTCCGCCCGCACCAAGTCCCGCATGGCGCCTTGGCCAGGCAGCCAAATCATCAGCTCGAACAGCTGAGCTTTTTCTGCACTGGTACGCGAGCGACCTTCACCGAGCCTCAGTTCGGGGTCCTGCTGTTCCTGGAATGGCACTACTTCCATGATTGGGGATAGGCGGGTTCATCAACGCAATGCACAGCAGCGTCGCAGTTACAAGACTGAGCAACAGTTCTCGCCGCAGCGACAGCCCGCTCGTATGTGACCCACGAGGATGCGTCCTCCTTGGATCTGGTGAAACCGATTCCTTTACCAGAGTCGTAAACCGCCGTAACCCAGCGATCCTCGACCATGACGACATAGCGCGTCATTGCTCTCAAGTGACTACTGTGTAAGGTTAAAGGCTATCTGCGCACGCTGTCGGTATATCACGAAACACAACTGAGTCTCATGCGTCAGTTTCTGACACTTTGCCCTCTTGCTTGGAACGCATCCGCCCCTCAACTCGCCGCTTCACCGATTCGCGCCAGGCCGCCTCATCCGCTTCCTGAGCAGTCTTGTACTCCGACGATCTCAGCGCCAATCCTGCGTAAACCAGCTCCCGCAGATACGCCGTAACCTTCTTGCCCTCTTGGGACGCAAGATTCTCCGCCAGCTTGTAACGGTTGGGGTCAATCAGGAGCTGGCAGTAATACTTGTTTCCGTGGTTCAGGGGCATGGCCTGCGGTCTAGTCTGCTACACAATAGCATACTGAGTCACAGTAGTCTCACCACCGCACGTCATCATCCACCCGTTTCCGCCACGCATTAGCCTGCGCCACCCGCGCCCCACCCCTCTGCTTGGCGCATCCCTTCCGTATATCCCTAGCCCACTCCAAAAAAGCCGCAGCCCGCTGCAAATCCGCCGTCTTCGCCGCACGAATTTCCCGATTCAGCCATTCGAGCACCAGCTCTCTTCCCGTGCGGGCTGGACTCATGAGACGCAATCTGAGACTCGCATCACCGACTGGGGCCGATGCTCAGGACAAAGCTCCAGTGCCTTCATCCGTGCGGAGAAAGCATCTGGAGCAACGATGAACAGATCGTGAGTACCGCCGTGGCGCGTGTGCATCCGAACGCGGTACTCAAAATCCTCCTGGGTCACTTGGCCTCTTGCCAGCTATCCCCGACCTTAGCTTCAGCAAGCGGTGGAATTTTGCCCAACCAACGAGCTTCAGCTTCCTCCATCACGGTTTGCAGCTGGAGCGCCCAGACATCTGCGTGTTCTTCGCGGACGAGCAAGATGATTTCGTCATGCACCACGCCGGCCAAACGCACCACGTCCTCCCCGTCGGCGTGGAGTAGAGGCCACAGTTTGCCGAGAGTAAGTTTGAGGACTGCAGCACCTGCCCCTTGGATTGGAGTGTTGCAGCGCGTGGTGAGTTTGTTGTGCTCACCCGGTAGAAACCGCCGCAAGCCCGAGATGCGTATGCGGATAGATGGATTGTCCTTAGCCGCATCAGCAGCGCGAGCATTTTGCTGCTGCCATTGGGAGATGCCTTTATATGCAGCGTGGAACTTTTGCCGCACCTCCGCCGCCTCATCAAGATCCATCTGGATGCCTGTTGCTGCTGCGTAATTTCTGAGTCCTTTTGCACCACTTCCGTACAACAATCCGAAGTTTGCCGATTTTGCGATTTGCCGCTGCTCTTTCGTAACCTCATCTGGCTCAACCCCATAAATCTGCGTCGCCGTCATCGTATGGAGGTCCTGCCCCTGCTGGAACACCTCTGTCATTAAGGGATCCTGTGCTTCTGCGGCTGCCAGGCGCAGCTCCATCTGCCCGTAGTCCGCTACAACCAGTTTCCAACCGGCTGGAGCTTGCACCGCCAACCTGAAACGCGGATCACGCGGAATCTGCTGCAGGTTTGGCGAAATACAACTCATCCTTCCAGTATCAGCGCCAAGCTGTAGATAACTGGCGCGAATAAACCCATCAGCCGAATAGTTTTTCAACAAAGTTTCCGCCATCTGCCGCCGCTTTTCAATCTTTTTCCACCGCAAATAATCCGCCACAACTTTGTGATCACCGACGTATTCCTGGAGCGCAGAACGACTAGCACTGGGCTTCCCGTTCTTCATATCCATCGGCGGCTCACCCAACAAAGCAGTGAACTTTTTAAGTAACTGCGCCGGACTATTGAGGTTAAATACATTCGGGTCCGGCTTCTTACCTTTCGGACCCGGCTTCGTCTGGTACAACAACTTCCCATCAAGCCCCCGGTGCAGCTTGTGTTCTGGCGGAAGCGCTGTATCAAAATCCTCGATGAACTTTTCACCGACCTCAACATTTTCAATATCGAGATCTTCAATCAGCTGCTCCAGCATCTTCTTATCGAATGGCAGCCCTGTACGCCACAGCTGCGCCATTGCCGGAAGCGCCTTGCACTCAAGCTCCCACGCAGGCATCAACGCGCCAGTTGCCATCCGCTTGGTGATTTGTTCCCATAGCTGGGTCAGCACCACCACATCCTTAGCCGCATACTCGATCTGCTCCACGCGCAGATCAGCCGACCAATCGCTCTTTTGCTCTTCCTTGGAAATGTCTTGGCCGAGGTAGCGGTGAACGACGTGCTGGAGCCCGTGCTTCAGATTCGGCAGCCCGTTCGTCAGTATCCGACTGGCCAGCATCGAGCAGTAAACCTTGCCCTCTGGATAGATCTCATGCTCCTGCAACCACCCAAGGTCAAACACCGCATTGTGCGCCAGCCATTGCCTTGAAACGCTGCAGAACTCCTCCAGCGTGATCCAGTCTTCATCACTGAAGTTCCAGCAATCCAGCACTACTGGAGGCTTACCAAAGGTCGCCAACTGCACAAGACGAAGGCCACCGAACTTCGGCTGGAGCCCGGTGGTCTCAACATCAAACGCAACGAAACTTGCATCATCGAGCGTGGACAGATGCTCGATGCCTTGAAGGATTGTCATGCCTGGTAGGGCAGCTTGTACCCTACTACTCTAGCAGGCTGTCAACCTCCCGCGCCGAGCAGAGCACCGCCGCCGCGAGTGTCCCACCCTCGGGAAACCCAAGCAAGCACCTCGCCTTCCAATGTATGCAGTTTTTGCATGGGCCGCCATCCGGCTGGGGCTTGTAACCCCGCCGCAGCCGTTCCATCCGCTCCTCTTCCCGCCCAGCAGGACTGGTGCGATAACACTTCATGCACAGCACCGGGTTTGTCGTCGGCGTACCACAGCCTTGGCACGCCCTGCTGTTGATCGTGATGGCCATTACTCATCAACTTGATAGAAGGAACATTCGATGGCAAAAGTCCCACCAGCTTCTGGAACATCCAAGCTGCACCGCTTTTGCCACCAGTGCGCACAATCCCGACACGTAATTTTCGTACTACGAATCGTCGGTACAGGCTCCGAAGCTTTAACTTGTGCAGCTCGGCGTGGAAGCTCAGGCCACAAATCTTTGTACGCCCGCCCTGTCCTGATCTGACTAACCGACTGGGGCACAACACCTAAGAGCCGCGCCAGCTTTACGTTGTCCCGCTGATCCGTAAGGATCAACTTGACTTCTTCTGGAGTCAGCTTTCTTGTCTCCAGGGGTTTGTTGTCCGACTTGTGCGTTGGAACAACTTCCCGCTTGAGTTTCTTGTCGTAATAAACGTTCCACCTGTACCCACAACACTTACAACGGAAGCGGTACGAGCGGATCGTCGACCCGTTTCTCCAGTTGTACGTGTTGATGATTCTGCGAAAACTGTGAGTGCAATAGTTAGCCATTCCAGTGACGAATAACTCCTGCGCAAATGAAAATGTTTGTAGTCATGTAAGCCAGCAAGATGCAAAAACGCACCAGTGCAACCTGATCAGCAATCCGATTGTGCTGGTGCGCCTTCTCACCCAACGCCTTGGCGACAATCCGCCACCAGTACCTCATCGGTTCTGATAGGGCTCCGTTGCCAAGGTGTTAATCAAGCGGTTCAGATACCAGCGACACTTCATCGCATCCTCCAGCGGATCTTTCTTCAGCCACATCCGACTGAGATATTTAAGGCACTGCCACTGGAGCGAACCAGTACGAGCATCAGGCGCATGTCGCACCCAATCCTCAAGCACCTCAATCACCTCAGTCTTCCCCGCCGTGTAGTGCGAGGGATGGTCAACTGAATTACTCATCCTTTAGAAGCCTGAACAGCAGTGTCACCTTGATAGCGACCAGTCACGGAGTAACTCTTACCGGGCAACATTGACATTTTGTGGAACACAATCTGCGCGATACGCATACCGGGCCACAGCGGAACAGCGTGCAAGGACCTAGCGTTTTGCAGTTCCAGCGTTAGCCGCCCTTTGTACCCGGGGTCGATGTACCCGGCAAGAAGATGCTCAATCCCTTCTCTGGCACGACTCGACTTAAGCGCCAGCTGCCCAGCGACACAATCCGGGAGATCGAACTCCTCCAACGTCTCCGCAAGCACGAACTCATGCGGCTGGAGCATGAACGGATCTTCCTTCGTATGCCCAGCAATGCTGAAAGGAAGTAAGGCAGGAACTTTCGGCTCTTCTACCAGCAGATTCTCACCGAGTCTCACATCGAGACTGGCGGGATTTACCAACTCCTGGAGAAACGGCGAGATCAAGCCCCGCCGCGCCAGGTTGTGGATCTCATGATCACACAAGATCGCCATCAGTCAGCCACCACAACCGGAGTGGGCTGCTGGAGCGCCACATGCTTCCAAGTCTTGCCGGACTTGATGCAGTTGATGGTGGTGACATGAACGCCAAAGTCACGAGCAATTTTTGCGACGGACTTCCCACCAGACGCGATCTGCCGCTTAATTTCCAACACCTGCCCCTCGTTCAGCACCGCTACA